ACATGGACAACGAAACTATTATACGCGTAGAGATGGACGAAGTATCACCACCAAAACAGGAGGAAACTAATGCCGGAGCCTAATGTCGACTCTAATGTCGATTCAAAACCCGAATCAGAATTTGTCAATACAATACCCGAAGCGTACAGGGATAAACCCTGGGCGAAAGAAAATTCAGCAGACGCAGATTCTTTCTACAAGTTTGTAGATAACCAAAATGCTCTTGTAGGAAAGAAAGGTATTATTATCCCTGAAGATGGAGAAGACAGGAGCGAGTTTTATAAAGCTCTTGGAAGGCCGGATACTTTTGAGGAATACGATACAGCACCCGCAGAAGACCTTAAAGAAATTAAAAGAGACGCCGAGGTAGATGTGGCGTTTAAAAAACTCTTCCACACTGCGGGGCTTCCAAAAGCTACGGCTACTGAAATATCTCAGGGGATTGAGAGAATCATATACGAGAAAGGCAAAGCCGAGATAGACAAAAGCAATGCTGAGGATAAGGCTTTTGCAGATTACAACACTACGTTGTTTGGCGAAAACAAAGATACGATAGTGGCAAACGCTCAGAAAATAATAAAAGCAGATGTTCCACAGGAGCTACACGCTGGACTAGATAAAATTGATGGCGAAGCACTGTCGGTGCTAGTGGCCATCACTGATAGTCTCTATAAAAAGTATGGGAAGGAAGATGCCTTTACTGGCGGGGGAGACGGCGCAGATGGGGCGGGTGAAACATACGAAGGGTTGAGTGCTCAGCAACGAAAGTTAATGGAAAATCCAGGATATAAAGATTTTAGACATGCAGAATATGATGGTCTTATGGCACAGAATAAAGTATTGATGGATAAGATGAGGGTATTAAAACCTTAATCATATTTGACAAAAGTAGTTTTATAAGGTATATTTGAATTATAAAGTAGAAATAGATAGGGAGACTCAAAAGGTTCTATCTAGGTTCTGCGGGAGACACTCACCTAACGGGTGTAGGAAACGTCCAGTCAAACCGGGGAGCGTTACCGAAAAGGAATTTTGGTTTCGTTTCTAATTTAAAACAGGAGGTTTGACATGGCAGTAGATACAGCCCAGATTACACAATTTTCTAATTTGTTGCATACAGAGGCACAACAGATGAAGACTCGGTTTATGAGCAAGATGCCCATTATACCAATGACAGGTGATGATTTCGCCTATGATGGTACTGGGATTCTTGAAGCACGTACGGTAAACGAGAGAAATCCTCTTATAGCTCCAGTAAATCCTGAGTTCACAAGACGAAAAATGACTCGTGACAGAATCATTGTTGAGTTAATTATCGACAATAGAGATGTCCGAGGCATGTTTGAAGATCCCAATTCAAAACTTGTACAGGATTGCATGTTCGCTATTATGAGGAAAGCAGATAAAGTTGGTATCACGGCAGCAACAGCGTCGGTACTTACTGGAAAGAACTTCGGCACTACAGTTACTTTTGCTACTGACGGAGGTCAGACAGTAGACGCAACGGCTGGGCTTACCTTCACTAAACTTCTTGAGATCGGTTCAAACTTCAAGAAGAATGACGTTGGTTTGGATATGCCTGAAATGATATACTTGCTACTTAGTGAGCAGGAAGAAGCTACTCTTTTGAATATTTCCCAGCTTACATCAGGCGATTTTTCAAGAGATTACGTTGTAGAAAAAGGACAGATTGTCCGAGCAGTTGGTATGGAGATTATCCTTTTTGGTAGTAATGCGAATATTCCCCAGCTTACTGTTAATACAGCGACTAGGGATAACATAGCTATAACACCGAAGGGTTTGACATATGGTATGAGCAAGCAGTTTTCGGTAGAAGTTATAGAGAACTATCCTGGGTATGTAGAATCAACATATATCAAGGTTCTTGGTGAAATCGGTGCGGTAAGAACTGATGGCGAAAGAGTTCAGAAAGTTCAAACGACTGCTACCTAAAGAGTAGAGACAATGTATCTACAGGGGCTGTAAAAAGCCCCTGTAGATTAAACAGTTAAACAGTTAAATAGTTAAATAAAATAATAGGAGGATAGTTATGGGTACACAAAATGTATATATGTTAAGCACTACGATACCTACTCAGGTAAAAGGTGGAAGTATGCACGCTGTCGCGGGAAACTTTGAAACGCTGGTTGCGGATGATATTAACACTATCTATAGGCTTTGTCGCTTACCTGCGAACGCAGTGATGCTGAGTATAGAGATCAACAATGATGCTATCGCTGGCCTTACGGACGTGGATGTAGGTCTTTATGACACTCTGGAACAGGGTGGAGCAGTTAAAGACGCTGATGTATTTATGGACGGTACCGATATTAATGGCGGATCGGCTCTAGGTTCAGAAGTGAGCGGGCTTTCTAATATCGCAATCGACGCGATAGGCGACCAGGTGTATCAACATGCGGGAGACGATAAGCCTACTCCTAACGGGGAATATGATCTCTGTATGACTTCAAATGCTGAGATAACAGGTGCGGGTACGATAGCAGTGCGAGTAAAGTTTGCTATTTCTTCGTAAGTAGAAGAGTACAGAATAGTGGGGGAGATGCTCTCCCCCACTATATTTTGCTAACTTGGAGGAGCGCAAATGGCTGCCATAACTACAGCACTTCAGATATGTAACCTGGGATTAAGCTATCTAAAAATCCCTGCGGTTGACAGCATCACGGTTTTTACGTCACCAGATAAGATAATTAAAGAGACATGTGGGCTCTGGTATGACCCGTCTCGCTTAGAAGCCTTACGTGCGCACCCCTGGAATTTTGCTAAATCTCGGGCTAAACTGGTTAAGTCAGCGACGGCTCCTCTTTTCGGATACGCTAGTAAATTCCCTTTACCAACAGATTTTGTTAGACTTCGCTTCTTAGGCGAAGATAATTATGGTGTTGTAGGCATTGATTATGACCTCGAGGAAAACGACTATATCCTCACGGATCAGGAAATCACAACTTCTTCAGCAGTAAATATTACAGCAATAACGAAAGCTAACCCTGGCGTAGTAACTGCTGCGGGACATGGTTTTGAAGACGATGAGATAGTCATTATAGAAGATGTTGTAGGAATGACGAGCGTTAATGACGTTCGTGTTAAAGTAGATGATGCGACAACTGACACATTCAGTCTAGCGACCGAAGCTGGAGTGGACATAGATACTTCTGCTTACACTGCGTATGCCTCAGGCGGGACAGTAACAAAGGTTGATACTCTGGCTATAGGGTATGTGAAAGATATGACAGATGTATCTTATTTTGACCCTCTTTTTGTAACTTATTTGGCTCTTGTATTTGCTAAGAACATCTGCTACGGAGTTACAGGTAAGACAACATTGCGCAGGGACATACGCGAGATGCTATTTGAGACAGGCAATCAGGCTCGTGCAGTAAACGGACAAGATAAGCCTCCAGTAAGAGTAACACGCAGTAGTGTCATAGGGGCGAGACGAAGATTCGGTTCGGGCGCAGGGCACACGGACAACCCTAAATATGTTAATCTTAACTAACCCGCATAAAGGAGACACATGGAAGTTAATGCCTCACTTGTTAATTTTGCTGCGGGAGTGCTATCTAAAAAATTCTTAGGCCGAACCGACCTCCCCAATTTTTATAATGCAGGACTTATTACCTGTCAGAATTTTTATCCCCAAGCACAGGGCCCTGTTGAGTTTCGGCAGGGGTCACAATATGTCATGCACACGAGACTCAATCAAGATGCGATGCTATACCCCTTTGTTTTCAATGATAGTCAAGCGTATGCCTTAGAATTTACTGATAAAAAGTTAAGATTTTTCTCTGATGGCGGGGTTATCTTGGGTTCCTCGGGACTCACTCAATCAGATTTACTTATTCACGGTAACGGGGTTGATGGTGCCACTACACACACTGCTGAAACAGGGCAGGTATTAACTTTCGCAGGAAACGCTCAACTAGACACTGCGCAGAAGAAATTTGGTACCGCTTCTATCCTCTTTGATAACGTAGGAGACTCAGTAACCTTAGCGGATAGTGAAGTATGGGATATGTTTAAAAGCGCTTCTGAAGACTACACTTTTGAGCTTCAGGTGAAACATGTAGATCATGCGGGAACAGAAACGTATATAGCACATGTTCAAGGGGGGAGCGACTATTGGTATCTAACCCATA